TACATTAACGCCTAATTTTTTAGCTTGTTGCTTTAAATATTCATATTCATCTTCTCCTGCATCATATGCCATTAAACCATTTAATGATGCCTCAACAAGTGCTGCGTCAAATGATAAATCTATTTCCATACCTTCTTCCTTTACTCCACCTATTTTTTGAACTTGTAACGCTGCAGTATTTTTAGCAGCTTCCAATTTTCCTTCAAGATCTTTAGTATCTTCACCTTTAGCTTTAGCTGCAGCAATTTCTGCTGTAAACACTGCTATATCCGCAGTAGCTTTATCTTTTGGACTAGCGTCTGCTGATAATTTATCTTTAGCTTCTTTAGCTTTAGTTACAGCTGCATCTAATTTTTCAGTGTCCTTAGTTTCAGTGTCTTCAGTTTCAGTTTCTGGTTTTGGAGTAGGTTCTGGTTTTGAAGTCTCCTCCGGTGTTGGTTCTGGTTTTGAAGTCGCCTTAGGTGTTGGTTCTGGTTTTGAAGTCGCCTTAGGTGTCGCCTTAGGTGTAGTTTTTGGTTTACCTTCACCACCTACACCGTCCATTTGATCTTGACTAGTCGTATTATCATTATCACCTGATTGATCATCAGAATCTGCATGATCAGCTGGACCAGCTTTTTTAGCGTAATCTTTAAGAGATTTTTCATCATCTGCAATTCTATCTGCTAAAGTATCAATTTCTAATTTAAGTTGTTTTGCTTCTTCACCTGAAGTTGCTTTCATTACTATTTTAGCCGCGGCTAATTTAGATTTAGTTTTTCCTATAGAAACTACTTTACCTAAACCTTCATCTCCACTTGACAATTCAGTCATTCTCTCTCCGATAGCAGATAATTGATCATCTAATGCTTTGTTTTTAGCTTGATTAGCTTGCGTCAAAGTTTCTATTCTTTTATCGTCTTTACCCTTTTCACCAGCATCACCTGCCTGTTTCTTCTTAGCGAAATCAACATCGTTAATTGCTTTTTGTACTAAGGCTTTTTGATATGATTTAAGATTTTTCTTAATTTTCATGAACTTAATAGGAGATTTAATAAAATCTAATATACCTTCGTTAAGTTCTGTAACATTAGTTAGTTCGAATAATTCTTCGAATAATTCATCCATTTCTAAAGTAATAGATTCTGATTCTCCAATTCTATCTGATAATTCAGCTAGATTATTAAGAATAGTATCTACGTCTCTAATAACTTCAGTTCTAACCGCTTCTGCAGAATCTGCAGCTGCATCAACACTAACCTGATCTATAGCAACAGAGTCTGTCGTTGTTGTAGTTTCTTTAGTTGATTCATTTACGAACTCTTCGTAAAGTTTTAATTTTGATTTAAGTTTCATAATTATTATTTTGTTTTAAATTACCTTGTTAATATATTATATATCCTCTCAATATTTTAAATATTTCTAGAAATAAAAAAGGCCGCCCGAAGGCAGCCTTTTATATCAATTATTCTAAGTGTTTAGATTATAGTTTTAATCCAGATACTTTGAATTTTTGGTATGCAGTTTCTGGGTGGAAACCAGCTTCAACTAGAGCGTATCTAGATTTAACCGCTACTTTAGGAGCCATAGTTCCTTCAGCGATCATTTGAACTGATTCAGCCATTAAGTAAGGCATGAATACTAATCCAGCACCGTTACCGTCACCTTTTCTACCTACTAGAATTTCGTGCTTTCCAGCAGCATCACCGTCAAACGATAAGTTTGGATCAGTGTAAACATTAATTCCAGCTACAGAACCTACTGGGTAGATTGCACCTGCAACTTGATTAAATGTGTTAGCCATTGGGTTTGGTACGAAACCAGCAACACCTTGTAAAGCTGAAGCTAATTTAGCATCAACTACAGCGAAGTTACCAGCACCTCTTCTACCTCTGTTAGCGATTAAGTTAGCAGCAGCCAATACGTGAGTAAGGATTCTTCTGTTAACATCACCGTAAGTGTTTCCACCTTGAGTGTAATCTAAAGCAACTTCAGAAATTCCTCCTTCAGCGATAGCTCTCATCTTAGTTAAGATGTGGTTGTTGATAGATTGAGTTAATTCGTTAGTTAATACTGACTCAACTTGAGCAACAGCATCTACACCGAATTGTTTTAAATCTTGTACTTGTTCTCTTGTAACTGCAGCAGCAACTTGGAAAGTTTCAGCAGCAACACTTTTAGAGAATAAAGAAAGACCCATTACTTTATCAGCAGTTCTTTCACCAACTTCTCTTGACATTGGCTTACCGTTAGCGTCAGCACCAGAGAATCCAGCAATGTGGTCTTCTAATGCAGCAACTAATGCAGCGTCAGCATATGTGTCAGCAATTGTTTCACCAGCAGCAGGCTGATCAACAATCTTGATGATGTTTTTACCATCAATTCTTGAAGTACCTACTAATTCGTCATTACCAGCTTTAGCTAAAGCTGATTTGATGTAAGTTGGAGCAGTTGCACCTAATGCAACAGTACCACCTTCATAAGTAAAGTCTAAGTAAGACAATAATCCCATTGGTCCAGCCATTGGTACTACTGGTACTAAGTCTAAACCGATAGTTTGAGCAGCAACTTGCATTGCCAAAGGCAATAATGTTGGAGCTTTGTCACCAGAACCTTGAGCTGCACCAGCTGCACCGTTTGCAGGAGCGCCAGCAGGAAAAGATACTGCACCCATACCTGTTAAGTTCATTGGGCCAGGGTTGTTAGATAAAGACATGATGTTCGCGTCTTCATAAAGTTTGTGGTTGTGACAGTAAGTCGACATCCACGCTAATTTGCTAGATTCGTTGATACCTGTAGCTTCCGAGATAATCGGTGCCCATGTATTCTTGATCTCAGCTTCGTTTAATAAATTTGCCATTTTTAATGATCGTTTTTTTTGTTTATTGTTGTTTAGTTAAAAACTCGACATTCAATGGGTTTTCTGCTTCTGTCACCCTTATCGTCGATTAATTTATATATCTGTTAATTTTTTACTTATTGAACCTTTTTTTGAAAGCATCTGCCATACCTGATACATCATATCCTAATGTTGGTTTAGTTTCTTCTTTCTTAGCTTCAGTTACCATTGCAACTTTTTCTAATTCCACTTTAGTGTCTCTTAAGTCTCTAGTTTGCCAGAAATTAGCAACTTGATATTCTGTGTTCAATGTGTGGTATTTAGATTGTGCGATGATATTATCTTGTTTAGATTCAGATAGATTAGTCCATGCTTCTTTATATTCAGAAGGCATAAGAGCAATGAATGTAGGTTGTGCTCCTGCACTTTCAACAATAAGTTGTGCTTCATTCATTACTGACATAATTTCTGATTCTGTCATAAATCCTCTTTTAGAAACGATTCCTCTAACATCTGTTTTAGCAGATTCTGATAATTCGTTATATTTATTTCTAGTTGCAGATGATACTACTTTAAAGAATGAAGGATTTTCATTTTCTTTTTTAGTTGCATTTTCTACTAGTGCGTCTAATTTAGAAGAGATATCTGCTTTATAAGCTTCTAATGGATCATGTGCTCCATCTTCACCTTCAGCTTCTTCTTCACCTTCACCAGCATCAGCTTCTTCAGTTTCATCTTCGATTTCAGAATCTGATGTTACAGCATCGTCAGCGTCTTCGTCACCTTCTTTAGCAACTTCTTCACCTCCAACGTCGCCTTCTTCTGAATTATCTCCAGCTTCAACTTCTTCGTCTTCAATTTCTTCAACTTCTTTTCCAGCTTCATCGCTATCTGCAGCAACTGCACCTTCTTCTGAATTATCACCGATGTTTTCTATTTCGTCTGTGTCTTCAGCTTCGTCTTTATCTTTTGCAGGATCTTCTTCTTCAGTAACTTCTTCGTTATCTTCGCCTGCTTCTTTTGCAACTTCTTCACCTTCAACGTTATCAGCTGCTTCTACATCTTCTTCTTTATCTTCTTCTGCTTCAACATTAACTTCAACTTCTTCAACAGTTTCGTTTAAAGATTCAGCAATGTATTCTGCGTATTCAGAGACAGATTGTAAGTTTTCTTTTAAGTATTCAACGTATTCTAATAAAGTGTTGTTTGATTCAGCACCTTCGTTATGTGCTTCTGCTAAATAATTAGCGAAATCTTTAACTTTAGATACTGATTCTGCTAAATGCTCAGTATAAGAAATACCTTGATCTAGTTTTTCAGCAATACTTTCTGAATAAGAAATAGATTGATCTGTTTTTTCAGCTATGTGTTCAGCATACTGAATAGAACCATCTAATTGTTCAGCAATATACCCAACATATTCTGTTAAATCATTAACTGATTCTACAATGTGGTTATTGTGTTGTGTTAGATTTTCTACTGTGTTTTCGCTTGAAGCTGCTTCGTCTTTAGCTTCAATAGACTCTTTTAGTGTCTTGATCTCATTCGCTAAATACTCAGAGTACTTATTGAAATCCTCAGATTTTACAAATTCTGCCATGTTTTTATTTTCTTTTATTTGTGTGTTTGTAGTTTTATTTTCAATATTTTCAGTTAAATTAGCTTGACCAACTTCATATATATAAAGTCCTGTGTCGTTTGAAAAACCATAAGATTCATTAACTCTCTTTAACTCTGCGTTTTCAAAACCAGGGTCAGCTACTAAATCGTATGTAAACAATTGCTTAATTTTTACTTGTCCATTAGATTCAACTGCACCTGCAGCTCTAGATGAAATCTGTAAAGGTACACCAGCGTCTACTAAGGCTTTAGCTTGACGACCAGCATCTGTATCTAATAATTTAATACGTCCTCTGACTTCTTTAGAATCTTTGTCATAAGTTAATTCTTCAATAATGTGAGATACATTCTTTAAAGAAATATCAAATTGTGCAGGGTGATCTAATTCACCCAGTAATTTACTAGCTCCGATTTTTTGTTGCAATGCTTCTATTTGAGGAACATATTCGGATTCTGTGTAAATACGGTTGTTTTTATTTTTTTGATCAATTTGACCAAAAACACCTTCCAGAATGTAGTCTTTATTATCCGATGGAGTAACACTCAATGCAGATGACGACATCTCGACGATCAATAAATCGTTATTATTATTCATAATATTTTATTTTTGTATTTTTAATATATATCATACTTTATTATTGAAATATCTTATTACATTCCAGCAAGCGGGTCATCGCTGTCTTCTTCACCACCTTCTTCTTCCTTTTCAGCTTCCTTTTCAGCTTCAGCTTCTTCTGCCGATTTATCTAAATAATAGCCTACTAGAATATCCATTTCACCTTCTGCAAAAGCAGCTTCGCTATATGTTTCATAAAAATACTGCTTAAATTCTTCATCAGTTAAAGCTGCTGTAATAGCTCCTAGAATTTCAGCAGATTTAATTTCAGGACCAGAATCTAACTTTAGATCGTCGATTATGACTTTAGAATCTTCTCCAGCTCTAAGAGCATCTTCAGATATGAAGTCATTAAATGTTTTGATAATTTTCATGTTTTATATATCTTTTTTAATCATTGTTTTACATTGCGAATGGATCTTCAGCCTCTGGTTCTTCAGCCGACTTCTTTGCCAGTTTAGATTTAAAGGCTTCATTTGCTCTAATTTCATCATCACTTAGTTTAAGATATTTTTTAACTAAGTATTCTTGATCGAAATAGTATTCTTCTTCCATAGTCTCTTGATTGGTTGTCATTAACGAATCTCTCATAGTACCAATAAAGTCTAATCGTTTTTCCATTAATTCCATGTCTTTTAATTCCGAGAACACATTCTCTTCATTAAACCTTAAAGCTACTTGTGATTTAAACTGAGGATCATTTGTAAACTCAGGATATTTTAAACACATTTGAATAAATAAAGGCTTAGATAAAATTTCCATGAATATAGATCTCAATCGTTTGATAAACTTACCAAACTTGATCTCATCCCTAATCATACCATCAGCCGCTAAGTTGAAATCTCCACCTCCATCTTCATATAAGAATCTTGAGTAAGGAATTTTAGAAACATGTTTTAATTTATCTGAGAAGTATTTAAGTGCTTCTGTATCTGAAAGATCTGGCCCTTCACTATTTAATGTTTCTATTTCTGGTGAATCACCATCTTTAGAAGGTAACCAATATTCTTTACTAAATTGTAGCATTGGTTTACCGTCTGTTGCTAAAGTACCTGATTCCCAATCAAAATCTACAGATTCCTTATAAGAATTCATTAACTGTGCCAAAGATTGTTTAGCTCTAGTTTTAGATTTACCACCTACAGGAATTACAAACTTCATTCTAAATGAAGCATTAGTCACTGCCCAGATTACTCTGGTATGTTCCATAATTCTTAACAAGTTGAATGCTCTTGTTAATCTCTCTATATATGAAACTCTAGATGCAGTAGTTATAGATGAATAAGAAATGTATATAACTTGTGAATCATATAATTTTCTTTCTTTTACTGGATCATCTTTATATTGTACCCAAACTTTTTTACCATCATCGTGATTGTAACCTGGAATAAGAGTAATAGGATCTAATTCTTTAAAACCTATAATTTCTTTTTGGTCAGGGGAATAAATTATTTCAAAAGCAAGATATCCATCAATAAGAAATTTTCTAAAGAAGTACCATGCAGATTGATCAGAATTAAAACCAAAATAGTGATAAATTTGTCTGAAATATTTGTTAAGATCTTTATCAACATCATCTGATATATCAATACCTAAAATTTCAGGGTAACAGAAAAAGTTTTTTTCATCATACACTATTGTTTCATCACAAAGAATATCTAAAATATCTTCTACTTCATCGTTTAATGAAAACTTTCTAAGTTCTTCTCTTTTACCTTCATATGATTGATCAAAGAACGGAATATTAGATCTTAGGTTAGTGTCTGTCATAGACATTGCTGCAAATGCACCATAGATGTCGTCGTTGTCAACACCAAATGGATTCATTTGACCATAACCAATTTCTGCTTCCATTGGTCCAATTGCTTGTGATTGTCTTAAGACTAAATCATCATATCGCATACCGAACGAGGATAAAGACTTTAATGCATTTGATATGCTAAAAGGCTTTGATCCATTACTCAATGGTCCGTTTCTATCGTTAAATCCTGCCATATTACTATATTATTATGTTCTGTTTATATATCTTTTCTTTTTCCGCGTGTTTTAAGGTGTTCACTAAACGCACGCTTTACTTCGTTAATTCCAATACCATCTAAGTCATCAAAGTCGCATAGTGCTATTTTTGCCCAACTTTCATAAGAAACTACCTTTTGATTCTTTTTTAGTTGTGGAATATATTGTCTAACTGCAAAATCAAAACCAAATTGTTTTAAAAATTTTACAGCATCTTTATAAATTAGGTTTATTTGACCTTGTGTCATTGCATTGTCTTTTGATGCCCTTCCAGATTTTGATTTAATCTGCCCTTCCATTCTGTCATAGATCATATCTAATAGATCTTCTTTCATTTGTACTGGTAATAAGTTTAAATTAATACCAACGTCTGTTCCGCTTTCATGTGGATCCAGTGCTAATACTACTGGATTTCTATCCCACCACGGTAGAGTTTTAATATTTTTAGGTTTATCATATCTAAATACATGAATCATACCCGTTTTAAATGGTTTACTATATTTGGCAACAGAATTGTCTCTAACAGATTTGGATGCTTTTTCAAACCATTCTTCAGCACTTCTTCGTGCTTTAGTTTTACTACCAGCTTCTTTACTTAAATCCTTAATGTCCTTTTTTATTTTACCCATTATTTCAGAGATTTTTCAGTCAACACAATAAACCTCCAACCTCTGTTGTCAGCCCATGCTTGTGCATATTTATATTTATCTCTATTTTTTATATACTGCTCTGCCAAAAACTTATATGACTTCAATGCCTTTTGGCTATTCTTTTTAGGAGGAGATGGCTTTGTAATTTGTGCTTCTGGTTTTATTTCAACCAAAAATTCTTTATACGTTTCCACACCCTCATCAATACTTCTAGTTTTCATGTAGAAATCTGGATAATACTTATGTTCTCTTTTATCAAAAGACCAAATATACTTAATCTCTACTGGCTCACTTGACCATTTAATAACGTCTTCTCTTGTGTCACACATAATCATAAACTTTCTTTCCCATGATGATCTATAAATAATAGGGATTGGGCCAATATACTTTTCTGGATTTTTTGGATTAAAATATCCTTGTATAAAGCCTGAATTATTAGTAGGTTTAAGATTTTTTATTGACATTTATATGTTAAACATTCCGCCGTTTTCACTATCACCTCCTGTAGAGATTCGATCAATCGATAACGTGCCTTTATATTTCTGTGGATGAATTTTATTCCATCCTTTTGCATATCCTCTTTTTGCTATTTCTGTAAAATACGCAAATGCGTTTGGATATTTTGGATTAAAATTTCTCCAATATTTTAAAAGATCTAATAGAGCAAACTGTAAACAATCGTTACGATCATCTGAATTAACATAGTTTAATTTGTTAATAGTTCTTTCTGCTAATAACACTAACATTTTTTCTGCAGTTGGTGTTAATTTGTCTAATTCTTTTGACTTTACGAGTTCGTTATAAAGATCTTTGTTATTTAAATAATTTTTCTTTCTTGCCATTGTTGTTAGATGTATTTAAACTTATACGAAAAAAAGCCCAATTGTTTCCAAATGGGCTTTAAAATAAAATAGTGTAATATTTTAAATAGAATCTTCAGCAGATAACTGAAGCTTGTTTTTCTCTATTCTTAATGGATCGTTGTCTACGAATACTGTTAATATGTCTGTTTTTCCTTGTCCAGCCCATTCTAATGCATCTACTTTTACAACGGTACCCTTAGGTATTTCGTCTGATTCATATTTAGTAGAGGCGTCAATATAACCATCATCTTTAGTAAGAATATCTTCATTTCCTATATTATCTAGTTCTTCAGAAATTCTTTTGATTTCAGAGTTTAATAATTGATCAGCTGCCTTGATGTCTGGTAAATTTCTATTAGCTTCAGCTAATCTACCTTTTTGATCTTTTAAAAATGCAATCATTTCATGCATTAATAACATCTTCTCGTTTTTAGCTGCTCTTCTAGATTTATAAGATTCTAAAATATCTTCAACCATTGGCGTGATATCTGCACCTGTTTGTTCAGCAACATATTCGATGGCTGCGTCTGCAAGTAATTTAGTAAATTTATCTATTTTGGTAGATTCGTTATATTTGTATATGAACATATTATTTTCTGCTCTCATTGCCAATACATTAACGTCTCCGTCTTTTGATTCAGAAATAAATTCTAAAAGTCCATAATGTTTATAGTTCTTAGAAGCAAATTCGAATAAATCAATCAATGCTTTATCTTCATATCTAATATATGCAGATGCAAACATAGATTCTGATAAAGGAAGTGAAGTAGAAACTGCTAATTCTATATTACCAGTGTAAAATTTGTTTTCTTCTACCTTATATGATACTTCAATAGTAATTGAATTCTTAAGTAAATCGGTTCTAGATGATTCTAAAACTGCTAATTCATTTTTAAGCTCATCTACTATAATTGAATTATTACTAGCTTTATTTGAATTTTTAAGACTACTATTTAAAAAATCAATTTTTTCATTCAATGCTACAAGTGAGTTAAAGTTCTTTACTGAAGATTCTTCAATTTTAGAAATAGATTTCTTATTATTATAATCATAGTAAAAAGAAACGCCTTCGTTTGTTATTGAAAAAAGTTCATTTGCTTTAACTAATGATTTAAAATCTTCAGAAACATTACTAATTTTTTCTATATGACTTCCTGTCATTTTGAAATTTTGACCAGCTGCATGAAACACAAAACCTTGTTTTGCTTCAACAAATGGGGAAATAATTCCGTTGTTTAAATTTGTCATTTGTATTATTTAATTTTTAATATATATCTTTAATTTATTCTTTGAATGGTAGATCTGTCGACGAGACGTCAAAACTATCACCAAAAAGAGGTTTATCTTTTTCCATAACATCATCTGAAAACTCTTGAGAATTACCAATTTTAAACATTCTATTTGAGTTCTTTCTTCTTTTAGAAGTTCTTACTAAATGTGAATTCTTAGTTATTAATTTACCCATATCTGAGTCATCTACTATGAAATCATCTCCTTTTGGAGATTCTTTTTGTATCCATGATTGTGTTTCTGAATCCCACATCCATATTGAACCTGAAGTGTCTGTGTATTGTACAGGTTGTGGCATATCACCCTCATAATCACTATATAATATTGCAGGGTCTAATGCTACACCATTTGGATCTCCGTAATTACCAGTAACACCTAAAGGATAAACAGATCTTGTAAATTTAGTGTAGATATCATCTTCAAAATCAAATGAAGGTATAAATGTGTTGATCTCTAAACTAAATGTAATTTTATGATTTTCTTTATCATCAAATCCATATTCAATTGGACGTTCTTGTGTGTAATCGTCTGGCATCATGTATTCTGAAGAAATTCTATACATACCATCTTCAAGGTGACCTGCATCTACATGGAAAAAGTTTGCCTTATACATGTTTTTAATAATAGATTCTGTGACCTTAAACATATCCAATTGGCTAGAAACTAATATTTCAATATCTACGCCAATTACACATGGAATAATTTCAAATTCAGCTACATAACCTTCCATTAAACCTTGATTATTCATCATGGTATAATTACCTAAATTTCTTTTATTTACTAATTTACCAGGATCAACAGAAAATGAAGTTAGATTTACTATACCTCTTGGCACTTTGTCATAATTACCATTTGCATATTGACCATCTGGATCACAGCCTTCTCCGTTTACATTTGAAAATAAGAAATTATCTTTAATGAAGTTTTCATCACCTGATACTGCGTAAAAAAATGGCACATCAATTATAGCTCTCTCTTCATTAGAGATTTGTCTCCAAAAACTAAGCTTGCTATTAAGATCAGCTAATAGACCAATTATGATGTGTCTAATAACTGAATCGTCTTTGTTATACTTAAGATTATATGTTGCCATCTATTTCTTTATTTTATTTATATATCTTACTCTATAGTATCTATGGTGAACTTAGAGAACCCGTTCTCTCTATAGATCTGTAGCTTCTTGTCGAATATTTCATGTGGAAGCACAGAGTGATTGATAACAAATGTATTTATCTTGTTTTCTTTGATCACTTGATTTAATATCTTCAATATGTTATAAACACCATCATGGTCAACTGAAGATAACAATTCATCTAAGAATAATAAGTTTAATTGTGGAAATCTTAATTTTAATATTTTGATAATAGCGATGATGATAATAAAATCTGCCTTCTTGCGCTCACCTGTTGAAAGCGTCATTGGATTAATATCTTCACCTAAATGATTAATAATACAATTAAACTTCTCATCAAATCTAATATGGAATTGTAAGTGCATTGTTTGCGCCATTGCTGCAATATTAGTATTAAGTCCCGGTAAAATGGTTTTAACTGCTAAATTCTTTACACCATCTTCACCTAAAACCTGTTCTACAATTTCCATGAAATTATAATCAGCATTTAAATTATCTTTGCTTATAGATTTAACACTTTCTTTTTTCTCAAAATCCTTTATTAAATTTTTAAGATGTTCAAATTGAGAATCATCAGGCGTTTCTTTTATTTTAAGAAGTTCTGATTTAAAAGATTTCATACTATATTTGATATCTGATGTTTTACTTTCTATATCACCTTTTTCGCTTCTTAATTTTGAAATATTAGATTTTATAGAATCTAATGCCTCCTTGAGTGATTTAATACTCAATGTGTCTTCTTCTATTTTAGTACAAAAGTGTTCTTTTTGTTCTAAATGCCATTCACTATCTAACTGTGTTTCACATGTAGGACATTTTTTACTTTCATATAACTTTACTTTCTTTTTAAGATATTCTATTTCATGTTTTAAAGAAGATGCATCAGTTCTTTTAGATTCATATTCTTCTGCGTTTTCTGTGAGTTTTGTATCAATATGTTGTTTATTGACATTTAATTCTTTTACACTTTCATTTAGTTCTACTAAATTAGATTTTAACTCGTCTATTTTAGAATTGTTTTTTTGCTGTGATTCTTCTAATAAAGTATTAAGTTTACCCTTAACCGAGGCAATAGAGTCAAGTATTTGATTTAATTCACTCTCATAAGAATCAATGTCCATTTTTATATTTCTTCTTTCAGTTTTAATTGACATTTGCATATCGTTTAAAATAGAGAAACCAAACATCTTGTCAATGATTTGTTTTTTATCTTGATTGGACATTGTTAAAAATGATTTAAAATCATTTACAGACAATATGATTATGTTTTTAAATACATGATATGGTATCCCAAATATTTCTTCTTCTAAATAATCTTGTACAGATTTTTTACCTGCTTTGTCAAACTCAACTCCATTTAGTTTTACACTAAACTTATTAGGTAGTAAACCTCTTTCTATTTCTACATCAATTGGCCCACATGTTAAACCTATTTTAACATGCAGTTCTTTATTAATTCTATTTGGCAAATCTGAAAGTTTTACACCTTCAACTCTACCATAAAGTGCATATATAATTGCATTTGCGATAGTTGTTTTACCATCACCATTTTTACCAAGTGTTAGGAATAACTTTGATTGTTCTGGATCAAACTCAATTCTTTGTAGTTGATTACCATAAGAAGCGAAGTTTTTAAATTCTATAAAATCTATTCTCATATTTCTCCACCATTATTATATGCACATTGAGTGTACAATATTTTTAGTTTTTCTTTTAACTTTCCTTTGGTTTCCTCATCATCATTTAAACCATCAACATACATGTTACATAAATTTAGTATGTTATAATTTTTATACATTTCTTCTACATCTTCCATGTCATAAAAATCTTTATCAATGTAGTTTTCTTCTTGATAAATATTTGGTTCTAATTTTCTACTAATATTTTGTATTTTGTTGATTAATTGGCTTAACGCATTTGTTGTAGCTATATTAGAAGGTACAAATAAATCTACAAAATTATTTCTTATTTGATTTTTAAATTGACCTAATGGAATATCGTATAGTTGTATAATATTGTATTTCATAAATTTGGGTGAAACCTCATTTGGGAAAAATGTTTCTGACATATCTTTTAGATCTACTAAATCAAATCCCTTTGTATTATTAGCATCTGATCTTGTTAATTGATATGGAGTTCCAACCATTAATAATTTACCACGTTCTTGTCTAAAATGAATATGTCCACTATAAACTCTTGTATACTTGTCATAAACATTAGAATCAGTTCCGTGTTCATTCTTAACTTTAGCGTTAAGGTAAATACCTCTAACTTCAGAGTGACAATATACAATATCTGCCGTAGGGTATTCTGCTAATGTTTCTGTTTCATGTTCTGAATCTCTTCTCCATGGCATCATTAAGATTTTCTTGCCAGACCAATTTAATAACTCAGGTTCTTTATAAATCTGAACATTTGGAATCCATTTTAAACTATCAATAGAAGTGACTTCATTTGAATTCTTGGCCCATATATCATGATTACCACATATGATATGAACTGGTAAAATCTCACCAAGTCTTTCAAAAAGGTTTACAGCGTAGTTTAATACCCTGATATTAATACTTTGTCTATTATCAAAGGTATCACCAACTTGCACTAAAACATCACCTGGTTGTACGTGTTTCTTTAGTGTTGGAATAAATACTTCTTCGAAGAATTGTTTTTGTATGTCTAACCATTCTATAGAATTAGCTCTAACACCAAAATGTAAATCTCCCAGCACCCATACACGATTGGCACCTTTTTTTAAGATACTTGGTTCAATCATTTTAAAAAAGTTTCATTATATTCTTTTGCTTCAATATACCCGTGCGCAAATCTAATTCTTGAATTAAATCTTCTTTGTATACATTAGAAAGAGAACTGTAAAATTTTGTAGGATTAATATCGAAATATACACATAATTCACTAAATAAATCTATGCGGCTATTTTTAGCTGCCATTTCATCTATGATATATCCGTATATACTATTAATGTCTGCCTTTTTAAGAGTTGTACATTTACCCAACTCATCTACTTTATTAAAAACTTTAAATCTAGAAAGTTCAATTAATCTATGTATTTCTCTGGCTATTAATTCAAAGTGAATTTTATCTTCTTCGTCTTTATTGTCTTTTACGTTAGGATCTAATTCAAAATTAATGTTACCGAATTCTGTATCAGGTGATTCAAAATTATTATTAAAAATTTTATCGTTTTTTGCCATAATTATATGCTATGTAAGTTTGAATTAGTAGTTTCTTCTGTTTCGATTAACCTCATGTAATTCCAATTAATGTTTAATTTACATTTAGTTCCTTTACCTTCACCGTCTCTGATTTTTAAAACTTTCAACCAATATTCGGAATTAGCTCTCATTAAATCATCTTGAATAATACCTAACATAACATCAGCTGTGTGTGAAAGACCCGCAGATTCTGCAATGTCTGTCATGCCTATGTCAGATGAATTGTATCCATTTCTAGTAATTTGTGTTGCTGTTACAATTAACCAATTATTACGAATACCCATTGCTCTAAGATCTTCAGCAATTTGCTTGATCTTCATGTAAGTGTTTTCTGTATTTTGATTTCTGTAATTAGCAAGAATGTTAATATAGTCAATAACGACTGCACCAACTTTTATTTGTTTTTCTTCTTCTATTTGATTAACATAAGCTTCAATATCTAATACTGTTGCTTGCGATGTTGGGAATTGTTTAACGAATAGTGAACCGGGTGGAGTAAATCCATCACCTACAGTTTCTAATCTACGCTTAATGTGTTCTTTGTTTTTAGCTTTATCTGCATAGTCATTAATATCTATTGTTAATAGATTTGAACCTATACGTTTTACAAATTTATGTGCTGCCATTTCTGCAGTAACTACTACAGTGTTAGTTCCCATTTTAACAAAATTGGCTGCATCATTTGCTAAGTATATTGATTTACCAATATTTTGTTCACCTGCATATACAATTAAATTACCTCCTTTGTCATAACCACCACCTAACATTCTATCTAAAAAGTTATAGCCAGTAGATACTTTCTCTGTATCTTTTTGATCATGTGAATCTACTTCAAAGAAATCAAGACCTAAATCAGAATTAAATGATAAATTATTTCTATCATTAATAAGACCCTTTACTTTGGTAACTATGCTATCTACATTCTCAGGTGTCACCTGTGTAGTTTTAATAAATTCAATAGTATCTATTAGAGAAGTGTCAAAAGTTCTCCATTTAATCCATGATTCAGCGGTCGTTGTTACCCACTCTTCGTCGTATTGATCTAAATCAACATCAAATACTAGATTTAAAATATCTTCTGTGATTTTTTCTTTTGCTTTTTCACTTCTTTGAACTAACATAACTAATTGATCCTTAGTTGGAGTTTCATTAAATCTTTCAAAGAATTTATTAGATAACTGACTTAGAATATCAATTTCTTGTGATGTGTAAAATCCTGTTTTGATGCTTTTTAGATACTTAGTTTTAACTAAAGATAATCTAAAGAATATTTTTTCAAAGTCTTGTCCGAATTGCATATATTGTTTATTACTTTATCCTTCTATGGACATATTGTTATTTTGTTTCCCTAATGGTAATGTTAACCATAAATTAATAGCGATGGCCTTTCTAGTGCCTTTAGTTACTGGTCTAACTGAATGCACATATTTACCTGCATCAAAAATTACTAATCTATTTGGTTTAGCATACACTACCTCTGGTTCCTTATCTTCACCTTCACTGTAAATTTCTAACATACCACCTTCAAACTCTGATTGTTCTGGATAATATACAGTTCCCATTGAAGGCGTTACTATTTTTCCTGTTAATTCAAAAAGTTCTTCGTCTTTATCGAAATGACCTCCTAAATTATTTTCAAATCCCATATTTGGATCTGCCGTTTGAATACCTGTCCAATATTCAAAACCTCTAATTGCTATAGCTTCACTAAGTGGGCAATTATCTGCCCAAATATGTTCTATTAATCTGTGTTTTAGTGACTTAGCTTCACCGTTCCACCAACCGTCCCACCAGTAATAAACACCAGGATCTGAAAAGAAATTTATATCATTTGATATATCTCTTAACAAATCTTGGTCTTTAATGAAATTATCTATTACTACTATCATTCGAATGGATTAGTTTTGATTTTCCAAGATTCTTTACCTTCTGAGGTATTTAATTCTTCTACCAAATCCAATTCCATTAACTCATTAATAGATTTTAATAAATGATTTTCTTCTGTTTCTGGAAACCTATATGTTTTTAAAGCATGTAAAGTAAAGTTACCCCTATGTCTGTCGGGCATTCTGACACATAATTTAATTTCAGCTAATAATATATCAAATGCACTTGGATAATTTGGTAAGTCCTTTTCAATACCTAATACGTATTTTATAGGCAACTTATCCTCATTAATCTGCATCTGTTTCTAATATAGCTTCTAAATCAATTTCTCTCTCTTCAGTATTGTAATTAAATACATGTTCTATCTTTTTCTCAATCTTCTCTAAAACTTCTTGTGTAAATACTTTATCTGTGAAGAATTCTTTATTAGGTACAGTGTGGTCTAAGTGTTTACATATCCAATTTCTTGAAGTTGACTTAGGAATCTTCTCACCTTTTTCAATAATACCTTTAGTAATACCAATGTCTTCCCAATCAATGTATTGTTCTAATCCAACATATGCATTCATACCTTCAGTAAAGTGCAAATGAAATTTAATATTAGTTGGTTTTGCAAAACGATTCTTATTAGGTTTAGCTGTTACAATAATACCCGCTTTATCTCCACCAGTATCTTTAAGTTGTGCCTTTCCTAAATATAAAACAATTGATGCTGCATATTCTGGTCCAGTTCCACCACCCGCGACTTGTCTTGAGATAAAGTCTTGTGTTTGATATGTATGATTAGTAAAAATAAAAGGTATCTTAAGATCTGCCAATGGTGTCATGATGATTCTAAAAATAGATTTTAGAACCTTAGATCTTGTCATATCTGCTTTTTCAGATCCTGATCTAGCGTCATCGATTTCTTTTTGAGTTGCTAAGTTACCTGCAGAATCAAGAATCATCATGATCTTTGGTGTTTTTCCACCATTACGTTTTACTTCTTGCATTTTGCTAGTAAGTGTAGTAACTGATGTTCTAAATTCTTGAACAGTATTAATGGGTTGGTAATTAACTTTCGTTACATCAATTCCAAACTTTTCCATTTGATCTTTATCAACTGCTGCTTCAGAATCAAAATAAATTACATTGTAACCCATTTCAATTGCCTTTCTAACAGAGTTTAATACTAAGAATGTTTTACCTGTACCTGATGGTCCAGCTATTGAGCATGTTCTACTGTTAGGCCATCCACCAAATAGTGAGCCACTAACACATGCGTTTAAATGATAATTACCAGTGTCAATCCACTCTGTAACTTCACTAAATGTAGAATCTGCCATAATTGATCCCATTGGGTTCAACTGCATTAATTCAGAATTTATATCGTCAAAACTAAAATCTTTCTTTGCCATTTGTTATTGTATTTTTATATTATACCACAAACTAATCGTTTGTTTCTTCTGTGTTATTTTCTGGAAACATCAACTGCTCTTCTCTTCTAAGTCTATTTAATTCAGTAAGAGCTTCAGCCGCTTCGTCCTTAAGTTTATCAATTTTTAATTGAATACCATTTATTCTATTAAGAATCACATTATATGCATCAACATATTCTTGTTGTTTTGGAGTTAACTTAATGTCCATATATTAATTATTTGGAAATTGTATTTCTAATTGATTTGGATCTTTTTGATTTGATTCTTCAATTTTCCAATCTAAATGTCTAACTGCGCTTCCTAATTCCATATCGTTAGGATATTGCTTTATTAGGCTTTTAATTGTTTCGTAAAATGTTGGTGTATTCATAATAATGTTTTTTAAAATAATGCCGAAGCATATATTAGATTAGTATCTAGTGTTTGTAAACCTATTGCCGTGAGTACTCTATTCAGAGGATCAATCATTGCCTTCTCAAATTGAGTATCGTAATCTACTTTAGGTGCTATTTCATAAGGATGTTCATTTGGCATAAAAGCATATACTTCACTGATAGTTCCTATACAGTTGTATATTTTAAGTTTTTCACCATTAGCAATAAGTTTATATTTATTTTTATATTTTTTATTGTTATTTAAAATATAATTGTAATATCCTGCAGCTTTTACATTAGCTGGACACTTTAAACCTATTTGTAATTCTTCTTGATCATCGATGATATATTTGTCAATATTATTAGTTCTTTTATTAAACGATATATCGTCAATGTCTGCTAATTTAAATTCTTTCTTACATTGCTTCATAAACTCAACTAGTTGTTGTAATTCAGTTGCTGTTGGTTGTATTTCTGATGTAAATAAAATTCTAAGGCATTCTACTAATTTTTCTCTGGCAAATTTAGGAGTCGAAGACTGAATTGTATCAAATCCAATAGTTTTTACCTTTTTTAATGAAGGATGGCGTTCAGTTACTTCTAGTTTATCATCCCATGCAATATTCTGGATATACTTTTTCTTAGACATCCAAATACCATTATACGCTAATGATTCTAATTCAAAGAATAAGAAATTATTTGTGTTTCTTTTCTCTGCGTATTTTTCCATGGTTTTAGATATGTAATCTTTTAATCTAAATGCATAAAACGCTAAAATAAATTCATCAATTGGTAATTTTTTATCTTCGTCTGGCCAAATTATAGATTCATATAAATCTTGAAACTGTACATAACATGAATCGGTATCAATATAAATTACTGCAGGTTTTTCAATTTTACCTTTTACTTTGATGTTGAATTTATCATGTACTGCAGTATCTTTGTGCCAAAAATCATTAACGTATTTGTTAAGAATTGTTTCGGAATAAAGAATTGCATTCTTACCTTGTTTAGTAATTGATTCAGCAATGTCAAGATTAAAAAAGTGGAACCACTTATTACCAAATGCTCCATAAATAGAGTTAAGAGTTAACTTAACAGCTTGCTCATATGCTGTGAATTTGGCAGACAGCTGCTTGTAGTGGTCTACAAGCAGCTTTGCCTCATCATCTGTAAGTTGTTCAATTGATTTTTGTTCTAACTCTTCTATTGTCATTTATTATGCAGTTTGGCAAGTTGAGATTGTCAATAAAGTTTCTGAATCGTTTGATTCAAATACAACCTTCGAGTCTGACACATATACCGTTTGCTCTTCTTTGTCTAATAAATTTAAATACTTTTTGTAAACAGTAACGTTACCATTTCCGTTTGTATCAGGTGTAAGAACTACGTTAAATGATTTTCCATTTACATTGATTCCTTGCACATCTGAATTGATACCGAATGTTTCATCTTTATCAAGTGAGAATAGGTTTTTAACTTTACCAATAGAATGTGTATCAAGTGTAAAATCAAATTTAGAATCCGATCTTGCAAAGATTGCATCACGTTGATCTTGTGAAAGATCTTTAAATCCTAATGAAGGCTCTGAACAAGAAAGTGTAATTTCTAATTCGTCATTGAATATACGTAATGTAGATGCAACGAATTCTTCATCGTTTTCAATAAATTCTAATTCACCTTTAATTGCGTCATGATCAAAATGCTTAATTGCTTCAATAACTTTGTTACCTTCAAAGAATGCGATTTTCATTTCTTTATCAGTGTCTGGCCATTCACTTACTTGAAAGATTTTATCTGCTGCGATAGAGTGGTGCTTTACGGCATCTCTTTGTGGTAGATAAACAGTTGAGTGGATTTGTCCCTCTTTAATTTTCATATAAATGAAAGAGTCGATAAGTTTAACACGATTGATAAACTCTGTTAGTGCATGTTGGTCAATGCGATCAATTTTTAATTTCATAATTTGTTATTTTTAGATAATGATATTTGAATATTATACCGAGTTATTTGAAATAGTTTCAATAATTAATGAACAAAAAAAGGGCAGAGATAGTAGCGAAACTTCTCTGCCCAACCCGTTAACTAAAACGGTCCTAAAATGTGGTCTTGTTTCATACCACCGGAATTTTTAACCTTCACATGAAGCACATTCTAAAATATTTCTAGAAAATGATTGTGCTGAACTCTGACTAAATTGATAGTATAATGTTTTAACACCAGATTCATGTGCATTTAAATAAAGTTTATTAATGTCTTTTGCAGATACTGAAGGGTGGATCATTAAATTTAAAGATTGTGATTGATCAATAAATTCCTGTCTTTGTCCTGCTTGTAAAATCAATTCACTTGGAGAAATTTCAATAAAAGATTTAAATACTTCTTTAGTTGGGAAATCCAAATGTTGTACACTACCATCCTTTTTTAGAATTTCGTCCCATACCGCTGGTGTATTTAATCCATACTTTTCTAAATCTTCTTCTAAAAATGGGTTTTTATAGATAGTTTTTGATTTAGCTAAATCTTTAATAAAATAATTAGATTTAATTGGTTCAATACCCATACTTACTGCTCCATGAATAAATGAACTTGATTTAGTTGGTGCAATTGCAATTAATGTTGTATTAGCAAATCCATTTCTTAATGATTTATATCCTTTTTCGTCATGTAACCACTTAGATGCTTCTTCTGTTCTTTCTTTAAGAGTTTTAAATATTTGGTGATTTAATTGTTTTGCCTCTAATGATTCAAATGTAACTCTTTTAGATTGAAAATAAGAATGATATCCTAAAACGCCAACTCCAAGTGCTCTGTGTTGTTCAGCAAATCTATGAGCTCTTGCCATTCCTGGTAAATTATATGATTTTTTTACAAATTCATCCATTACTGCATTTAGAAATAATGTATATGTTTCAATTGCATCTGTATCTTTTAATTCGTCCCAGTGCAATAGGTTAATAGAGCCTAAACAACACACAAATGAATTAAATGAATCAGTTGGTAATTGAATTTCAGAACACAAATTTGAAGCTGTAATTTCTAAACCTAACTCTTTGTAAGGGGAATTATTATTTGAGTTATCTTTAAACATAATGTAAGGATAGCCAAATTCATTTCTTCTCTGAATAACTTTAGCCCAAATTTTACGTTTAGCTGCATCACCATCTTTCATTTCCTGAATCCATTGATCAGTAACTGTAACACCATATTGTAGATTTTGAATAGGATTTCCTTCTGTGCCTATTTCTAAAAATTCTAAAATATCATTATGTTCAACTGGCAACCATGCTGCACATGCACCTCTTCTCGCTTCTGATTGTTTACATACATCAACTGTCGTATCGTACATTCTAGCATAATGTACTGGACCGTCAGCTGTTCCTCCTGTAGAAATAGTAGCACCTCTTTCTCTAATGTTTCCTAAATAAATAGAAGTTCCGCCACCATACTTTGACATCATACCGATTTCTCTTGAACCATTTAGAATACTGTCTAATGTGTCATCTACATTAGAACCGTAACAACTTATAGGAAGACCTTTATCTTTGCCGAAGTTAATCCAAACCGGAGTGGACATACTGTAAAAACCCCTTGCCATGTAATCTTCAAATTTCTTTGCAAATCCTTCAACTTTTAAATACTTTTCTGCAGTGTTTGCAATGTCTTTGATTCTTTGTTCTGGTGTTTCAGTAATATATCCTCGTGATAAGAATAATCTACTGTCATCATTTAACCAATAATAATTTGGTCTTGGTTCGTCGCTTTTAATCGCGACAGGTTTCTCTGCGAGAGGTGTTCCGGCTTCTTTCATATTGTAAAATGTTTAATTAGTTTAAAATAAATCGTCTTCTGTAATTGACTTACTCTTCTTGTTATAGTCAACTTGTTTCTTGTAAAAGAAGTCTCCTTCTTTTGTTGCTGTAATTTCTACATCAAACCATAATGTTTTTTCAATTTCACTAAGGTCAACGTCGAATACGGGCTTCATTCCTATTCTTGTTAATGAATTATTAAATCTATTTTGTATGAAGTTTTCAATGGTTTTTTTAGAAAGGAATTCTAATTCTCCTTTTTCAAAAATCCAATCTAGAATTTTAACTTCCGCAGCATATGCTTTTTTACATGCAGAATCAATAAGTTGTTCAAATTCTTCATCAAACCATTCTGGGTTTTCAGATTTAATAATGTTGATAATTTCAGATCCAAAATTACCATGAATTTCTTCTTCTTTAGATGTTGCTTCAACTACATTAGAAATACCCTTGAATAGATTTTTCTCTTTGTTAAATGACATCATAATTAGAAATTGGCTAAATAGACTAACGTGCTCTATAAATAAAGAAAACAACAATACTGATTTAGTATACATTTTATCATCTCTAGATCTCGTCCCGTCTAAATATTTTTTTAGATAAGATATTCTATCTTTTATTGCAGGTATCTCTACAACATTTTGAAATTCTTTTTCTAATCCTAAGACTCTGAGTAATTGTGCATAAGCATCTTTGTGTCTTACTTCAGATTCTGCAAATGTCATACCCACATCACCTACTTCTGTAATAGGCATTCTCTTATATAGATCAGCCCAAAAAGTTTTTACATTAACCTCTATTTGAGCAATCGCAAGCATAGCTCTTTTAATAACTTCTCTTTCTGAATCAGAAACTTTAGTTTTAAAATCATCTATGTCTGTTGTAAAATTAAATTCAGTGTGAATCCAATATGAATGTCTAATAGCATCTTTGTATGCTAATAACTGTGGGTACTCATAAGGTAAAATGTTGACTCTAGGCGAAAAGATGTTCTTATTCATATTGTTGTTTATTTTTAGTAATTTATATATCAGTTGAATTACTAGTCTCTTGTTAAATTATTTTTTTATTTTTTTTTCTAGTTCATATGCCTTCTCATAATACGCATATGACGTCTTTTTGTAATTTTTTCTTTGGGAATATAAATCACTTAAAATCTTTTTTAAGATTGAATCTTCCTTTTTATAGACAACGCCGTTCTCACAAACAATTACATTCTCATCTTTTCTTCTTTCATTAATTTCAGGTTCAGTTACCTGTTCAATAAAAGATTCTGGTGAAATATTAAATTGTCTCATTATTGATGGATATAGCGAAGCGAAATCAAATGCACTTACTCCAGAATAATACCCAACAATTGGTTGCTTTACAAATGCACCTTCAAATTTACCTTCTTTAAGAGAATCTGCCTTTCCATATTCTACACCTATTTTCTTATTAGTTTCAGCTAATTTTCTTGCCAACAAAGATTCTGTAATAGCCACAGGTGAAGAAGCTTTATAGAGAGGCATTCTGGTAATAGTTGCCAATGTTAAAAGAACTTCCATCGATCTTAATTGTTGATCAATATAGTATACTAAACATGAATCGATTACATTGTAATAAATATATTTAGTAAAATCATTTTCATATAAATCTTGTAATGATCCACTATATTTAATTTTATTAATATCTAATACTGCGCCTGAAACAAAATCTAATGAGTTTGATTCTTTTACTGCAACTGAACGATCATATTTATCATATAATTGCATATAATCAAGAATGCCCATGTGAAGTGGTCTGCTATCATTTCTATCAAGTGATCCAGTAATAGCCACATCGTTCAGGTCGATTTGTAATCTTTTACATCTATTTACTATATACTGCCAGTCATAGTTTATAAAGTTCCATCCTGTCATCATTGGGAATTTAGGTAAAAACTTATGAAGGAATGTATATAACATATTATACTCATTATCAAACTTATGATATGAGAATTCCCAGTCTTGATCGTAATTTTTTAAGTATTCATTAGTATCATCATTGATCTTTTTCACTTTATCATGTGGCATATCTTCTAAACCTAATACGATTGCTTTACGCTCGGGTGTGATAATGGAAAATGATAGGATTCTACTTTTAGCTTCTTCTGGTTTTGGAAAGCCGTCTACTATTTCTGTTTCAATATCGACAAAGTATGTTCTTGGCATATTAAACTCATATATCTCTTCTTTATCAGCTTCTGGTAAAGAATCCATAAAATAAAGTAAACTAAATTTATTAAATGATTTAGCAATACCTCTTTTAAGTGGACGATCGTCCCAGTTTCTATATGTTTTGTCTTTGTATTTGTCTGTTTCTTTAGTGACTACCCAATTCTGAAATTGATTTACACCATATCTTTTGAATGAGACTTTACCTTCTTTATTATAGTAAGATATAATTAACTCATTACTGGTTTGTTCTATATCTAATAGCATTAATAATTATTTTTCTGACGGTTAACGTTCTCTTCTGCTTTTGCGAAGTAGTAATTATATGCAGTCTTAGCGTCTAAACCGATTGAAGATGCATAATTAATAAAGAAGTGTAGAATATCTACCCATTCCATATACAATTCTTTCTTATCTCCTTCAGACATATCAGAAATTTTTAATGTATTATATTTAGTAAAGTCTTTTTTCCAGTATTTCCATACTGCGTTTCCACTACCATCTTTAATTCCACCAAGAGCATCTGTCATTTCATGAACTTCATCCATTAGTGAGTGTGTGTTAACATGCCAGAAATCCATAATCTCTCTAATTGTCATATCATCGAAATTAATGCCGTATGTTTCCTCTTGCATTTTCTTTTGATTAGACATTATATCTTCTAGGTGTGTTGTTGATTTGTTGTAAAAATCGTTTACTTCTAGATCTTTACATTCGTTGTCTATGTTTGCCATTTTTTTAAGTTTGTTATATTACTAATATGATTTAGTTTGAGATAGTTTCAGTTTTTATTGATCCATTTCTAAAACTTCTCCCCACTCCCTCTGGGAATTAGTTTTTTCTTTAGTTTCTTCTGAATCTGGGTAAGGTTGTCCGCCTACATTCCAAAACCATGCTCCTGGATTTCCATGTTTTACCATAAATTCCCAAGCTTTTGCATCATAGTTCATTGCTGATGGGAATGGGGGAGCAAATTCTGGTTTTACATCTGATGCAAATGCCTTAGGATGAGACCAAACTTTAGCTCTACCTAATTCACCATTTTGAATATTTCTAGAAACTGCAACTGCATTAAATTTAGCATCTGGCCATGCAATTTGTAAAGAGCGTTGTAAAACTCCAGTTGATATTGCTGACCATACTTCTTCTGGATATCCATGTTTTTCTGCTACATCATATGCAACTTTTACTGCAGCAGCGGTTACCAATTCATGTTTTAAACCTAAAGGAATAAATGTAGCATTGTTATCTTCTGCCCATTGTTTTGCAATTCTATTTAAATTAGGCATTGCTGCAATTCTTCTAAATTTAGGTATTGCTCCTCTCTCAATACATATGGCTTGATGATCTGATATTACTTTGCCTGATGGCATAAATAATACCAGTTTCTTATTATATTTTTTGGCTAAATATGCAAGAGATATTCCTGCAAAACCAAATCTGGGCTGTACGTATACCAAAGTATCTGTTGGAGCCTTTTGTACTAATATATCTCCAAATCTACATTTAGATCCAAAGCCCATCATATCATCTCTCACTACATTAAATCCTTCATGATTCATAATAATTGGATCATCTAATGGATCTTGCCAATCTCCTGCTAAATCTAACCATGCTTGTCTATTTGGCATCATAAGATTTAAATCTTGATTCATCGTACTTGTCGTGTGTTTATCGTGAGCCATATTTAAAAGTTTGTTTTTGAATTATTATCTTTATATTTGTTATGATAATCTGTAATTTTTTCTACGGCTTCTTCTGCGGTATCGACAACTCTAAATAGATCAAAGTCTTTTTGACTTATTGCTCCGTGTTCCCATAATGTATTTTGCATCCAATCAATTAATCCTTCCCAGTATTTTTTACCAACAAGAACTATTGGATATTTTACGTTATGACCACATTGCGCAAGAGTAATGGCCTCAAATAACTCATCTAAAGTGCCGACGCCGCCTGGAAATATCACAAATGCCTGTGAGTATTTGAGGAACATTACCTTGCGAGTAAAGAAATATCTATTCTCTACTCCTAAATCTACATATTCATTCATGCTTGCTTCGAACGGTAATTCAATACCAACTCCAATCGATTGTCCTCCGGCATTATGCGCTCCTTTATTAGCAGCTTCCATAATTCCAGGACCTCCACCAGTAATAACACCAAATCCAGCTTCTACTAAGAGTTTACCTAGTTTTTCTGCTTCTTTATAAATTTTATTAGTACTCAATGTTCTTGCACTTCCAAAAACCGATACATATGATCCTTCCAATTGATTAAATGTGTCAAATCCTTTAGTGAATTCACCTTGAATTCTAAGTATTTGCCATGCGTCTTCTGCCTTATTTTTCATCTTCATTATTTTACTCGTTTGGATATTCTCTACCCCATAAATATTTTGTCGTATTAGCATTAACTAAAATTTCTTTAGTAGGGTGTTTAGCTAAATTAAAATCTCCGTCAAATATCCATGTATATGGAATTCTTTTTGTTGGTGATTTTATCCCATGACTAATTGCAATATGCTTATAGAAGAAACATGTTTTATCTTCTACGTTTAAATACTTTTGACTTTCCATTGGATTATTTGGATGATTTACTAATAAATCCATTTGTCTAATCCATTCTTCGGCATGTTTGTTTTCTGCGACAAACTGACCATTATCATCTATTGAATATTTTACTTTACCATTTAAGTTAACTCCTCCAAATATTTGTTGCATACCATCAAAGTGTCCAGTTCCACCAAATAAAATAGATTCGGGATCAACAAGATCTGGCCTACTCATTGCAACATATCTTGCTGTGTTTTTACATGGATATAAGGGTGATCTAAATCCTTGATGTTCTTTAAAATAAGCTTCTAATAGTTTAGCAAACTCCATCATTGTATAAGGTCTTTCGAGATCTTTAAGAATATGCGCCATATCTTTTGCCGCTTTCTTAGGTCCTTCAATTAACCAATCTTTAACTTTTGTACCTTTGGGATAATAGATTTGAAATAAATCATTTCTAGCATGTCTATTTTCTACAAAATGTTCTCTAGTTTTTTCTTCTCCTTCTTTTATTAATCTGGTTATAGTTCCCCAATGTTCGTTAGAAAATGAGAAGACTATTGTATAATAAAGTAATTTTTCTAGATCAGTTTCATGTTGCATCATATAACAATATGGGTGTTCATGCCAGTGTAATCTATGAGAAAATATTTGATAATCTTCTAAAAGTAATTGATCTTCTCTTTTATCAAACGCAGTACAAAATTCAAAGAACTTAGCCAATCTTTCTTCTTCAGTCCAATCTTTCATCCAACTCTCAGCTGGTTTTTTCTTTTTAAATTTAATATCTGTGTTTGTTCCACTATACGTTATGTTTTCATGATCGTAATGTGGATCATCGTCAAATGTAAATAGTACACTCATATTTTTGTTTTCTTTTTTTCTTTCTTTAATATCAGTTTCCATAATCTTCATTCATTTTTTTATACTCTTCAACTGATACTCCTGCGCTTTGTAAAACTTTGTCATCGGATGGAAATTGAGTCATATCATTAAATGTTTTTACTAAACCTAGATCTAACATAGCTTTTTGTCTACCATATGGATGGTCTGTAATTACAGATGAATTCCATAAAGTATCCATATCTATATGCGCATAATCAGGTCCTGGTTTTAAATAGTTTTCTATCCATCTAATAAAGTCACATGCTACATCTTCTGCATTATATGGAAGTGATCCTGTATCTTCATAAATCTTTGTCATTACTGCATCTAAAAACTCTTCAGACTTCTTACCCTTCTTTTCTACAGGATCTGCAAGATAACCAATACATTCTACTGCGTTAGTGCCATAATAGAACATCGATTCTCTATTCATAAATTCTGGATACCAGTCACATACATCTGCAATAACTGCAGCATACTGGAATCTATAAGCTCTTAAGCCATTGTCGGCATTCCACTTAAACATCCATTCACCTAATTCTCTTAAATCTTTTTTACCATCTGTTCTTAAGAAGTTTGCCATATCTCTGGCCATTCTTGGTGCAAATTCACATAAGAAATAATCTCCGCCTCTTTTATACACATATTCTGGTTCAGTAAAATTAGACATGCCTACGAATGAATCTTCGTTAACATTTGGTTTAGGTGGTTTTGGAAAAGCCGGAAATTGATATCCTACTGAAGTATAAAATGGTGTTGGATGATATTTTACCTTTTCACACATATCTTCAATAGTATCGCAGTCATATAAATCAAATAAGATTGTGTTATGATAACCCGATGGCTTAGTTGCGTAATTAATTGCAGAGCCACATACTCTATGTAAAATAAAAATATAAAGCCATTCTTCTAATCCAAAAACATCCTGTCGGCTAGTCCAATTTTTTGCAACCTCTTCTCTTTGAGGGTAAATTTTACCTGCTTGCATGTGCTCCCAGTATGGATGTTTATCTGTCCATCCATAAAAGCAATCATTTACTATTTGACTAAAACCTGCATATTTTCTTTCTACAACATCATATAATTCAATGTGTTCCATTAATGGGTCATTCATGCCGCTTTCAACATGAGGAACCATTCCTAAATTAGAAAGTTCTTGTTGCTTTAAAGCTAAGTTATAATATCTGATGAATTCATCATAATATTTTGTGGTTTTAATCTGCATTTTCTTCTAATATTTCCCATTCAAAAGGATCTCTATTTCTTTGGTATTGTTCCATGGACCACTCAAGATTTTCTGTTTCTAATTCTAAAACGTACCATGCACCTACTGTGTGATATGGTGTGATTTTAATTTTATATTTTTTCATATATTAAAATAAGGATAGTGTTTGTTTAATTAAATTTTTATTTGGTTGATTTGTTTCCATATTCCATCTGTAATACTCTCTAGAAATATGAACAGATTTAGGCTTTTCCATAACATCGAATGTTAATTCTTCTTTTGCATTAAAATAAACTTCCGGGTGTTTATAAACTTTCCAGTTATTTCTTTTAGCCATATCATCAATACCTAAATTGATTTGATTCACAAGAGCATTGCGTTCTGACCATGTTCCAGCAAATGGCGTTCCTTTATAATAGCCTGTTTTTGGTAATGGTCTACTTTCGTTTTCAATAGGTAACACATTTACTATTTCAATATCACTAATACCTAAACCGATAAGCTCTTCTTCATATCTTTTTAGTAATGTTTTTACAGAATCAGATGGATTAGATTGTCTCATCAAATGATGTCTCACGTCAATATTACCCATATAAACTGTTAAGCTTTTAATCCAAGGATATACATAACTTTGTAAACCTCTTTTTAGTGCGCCGTGCATTGTTAGTCCATCATGTCGCTGACACATATAACCAGCTTGATACATTCCAAAAGAGTGACTATCGCCAAAACATAGTTTTTCTGTTTTATCTACATGATCTACTCTTTGTATATTCGTACACAATTCTGTTGCTTCTTCAATTCTAGTTTCAAGTGTTTTAAATAAATCAGTTCCTGCTTTAAGCCTAGTTTGAATCAGATTACCAATATCTGGCATATCATGATGTAGGGAATATTTTTTAACGGGGGAAAATAACCTCATAAGTTGATGATATAAATCATCGTTAGAGCCTCCAAAAATATTAAACGTGCCTTTAAATTCCATACCGTGATCAATGAGAATTGCATCATAGTCGTTCCAATCGGTTTGATTAGATGTGATTACTTCGGCATTAGAATACCCTGCATTTTGTAATTGATTACATAGCATATGAGCCCATGCGCCTTTATGTGATGAGATTTTAGGGCTAATCTTACCAACTAGGGCACATATACCTACCCTAATCGATTTGTCGGTTTCCTTTTCTGTAAAAAATGTTAGTTCTGCCATAATTTATTTTATTGGATCTTCATTGTCTTTATAACCGTGCTTTTCAACATAGTTATCTAGTGCACCTAAATATGCAACTGCATCTAATAGATTGTCTTGTTTATAGTTATAAGAGTGTCGACTTAGTTTAAGTGCCACGAGTGCAGCATACATATCTGAGCCGTTTAGTTCTTTACCTGTCATGCCATTGAAAATCATAGCTGCTCTTCGCATACCTTCTTCGAATGGTCCATATTGACGTGATTTTTCTTCTGAGCGATTGTTTACTATTTCGTTAGCTTCAGATAGGATATTTGTTTTCTTTTTAGACATATAAAACGTTTAATAGTTATACACACAAACTTAAATTTGTTTAATTATATATTCGGTTTAATTCTGGTGCAACATAGAGATACACCCATGATTAATGATTACTTAATCATATACTACAGTGATCAGATTCATTGCTGTGTTACAGATCACTGGTGGACTTGTATTAATATAGTTTATTTTCGGCTTGTCGTTTTATAAACCATTCTAACTTGGTAGTGAAATATTTTATTTGTTCTACATCAAGACTATCAACTGCACTTGACAATTGGGCTTGATAATATTCGATCTTTGGTGTGTAGCCATTAGGATATCTGGATGCTCTTACTGATCCATGTCTCGTTTTGTTAAGAAATAACTGGTGTTCATGGTGTGGATTACTCATGTTTTAATTGTTTTATGAGGTATTAACCTCGATTAGTATACTACTAATATACCAAAAAAAAGCCAAACAAAAAAATGTTTGGCTAATTATTTTAATAAGTTACGAACAATTATTTACGTTTCTTAACTATGTCAAAAGAAAATGCTTCAAATGTTTTTAAATATTTCATCTTTCTCTTTTTCTTTTTCTTATATTCTTCTTCTGCATCACCTTGTCCTGCAGGTACATCGCCTGAACCTAAAGTTCCATTTCCAGGTAATACGATTGGTCCCATTCCAGAAACATTAGCTATTCCAATGTTTTCTTCTACATATTGTGGAAGTCCATCGTGCTTTGTACTTGCAAAATCTTTAAGTTGTTTAAGCGTCATTGAATCTGCTAATTCTTGTACTTCGGCGCTAGCATCTTTAGGATCTAGTTCACCTTTTTTTAAAGCGTAAGCCATTCCCATTAATTTTTGTTGTGCAACTGAAGTACTAGGCATAATTAATATTTTGGAGTTTCAATGATCTTTAACTTAATAAGCTCATCTATAAATTCTCTCTTTTTTATTTTATCAATTCTACTAATAATAGTTTTATCTCCTTCTACAAAATCAGAACCATCAAAGTAATATGAGTTACCATTATTGGCTGCTATTGTTATAACGTCACCCATCATAAAATCAGAAGGGCATCTTCTAGCGCCTGATAAACCTTTTACAACGTCTTTTCCCCATGCAGATAAACCATCTTGTTCACTTACACTACCGTCAGATCTAATAGGATTTCCTGGCAATGCTTGTACAGCGTCACCTTCTGGTGTTCCATCAACTGCATAATAATATGCAAGAATAGCGTTAGCTAATGCTTCATCTCTGCCAGCTTTTAATTTTGCTTCGTTAAGAAACTGTTCAAATAATTGTAAGCGTTTCATAGTTGTTTTATATTATTATTTAATATATGTCAAGACCTTCATCATCTCCTAGAAGACCAGCCAATTTTACAACATCTTTGGCTCTACATAATGTAGCGGAATATTGATAGTCGTCATCATGCATTGCGAGTAACATACCCTTCCACTTATATATCGAAACTTCGGCATCACCATGTGGGTCTTCATCACCAAAACTGTCTAGTGAAAAAGATTTAACCGATCTACCTTCTTCCTCTACTATTTCAGGGAAGTAATCACCTAACCAGACTAGATCGTCTAGATATGACACACCGAATGCGTCTAACACTGACTCCCATTTAGAGTCTGCTTCATCACCACCTAGACCGTTGTCTCCACTATCTGATAAAGGCGTAAAATCACTAACCTTATATTTTTTAGCTTTATTTTTCTTAGGTTTTTCCCAATGACCGGTGTAGATTGACCATCCCCCTTTTCCATCTTCATAACTATTTAATATCACTGAGTCGTTGTCTCTATCTAATGGAAAACCATGCTCCTTTTGATGAGTTTCTTCTGCTTTCTTCACGTTTTCTTTATCCCATATATTAATTGAAGTTCCCTCGTTCCAGTTCTTTTTGATTCTAAGTAAATAGCCATTAAAGTCAGTTTCTAATCCTTTAAGAACTCCGGATTTCTTCATTTGGTCATAAGCTTTTTCAACTCCGATACCTGTATTGAGAAGTTCTTCAAATCCGTCTATTACTGGGCCGTACCAGCCTTCGTTTAATTTCTGTGAAGCTACAAATGCTTCGAATAATTTTACGTGTTTCATAGTTGTTTTATTTTTATTATTTTTATTATATATCTTTAATATCAATCTAATGATCCGTGTTTTCCTGAAGACATTGCTTTTCCAAAATTATCGCTACGTTCAGTTCTATATGAAATATATGCAGGATCAGAGTTGTGGTTTTTACCACCTGCCCCATAATAAGACGATAACAAATATGTGTGTATTTTTTCATCTTGTTTACCAAATGATTTATCTGCGTCTTTGACTAATTTAATTATTTTATTTATTTTAGAAGAATTAAATGGTCCATTGATTTCTGTTGATTCTGGATTAAAAGAACTAGTTCCAGTTTGAACTTTAATAGATTGTAAAGTTTCAGGTATCCCTTTTATTAGTTTGATAAAATCTTTAAGGGAATCTGCACTACCTGACCATGAAGATTCTATCTTTTTACCATTAACCGTAGAATATGAATATTCTATTTTCTCATTAATATATTGTTTAAATAACTTTACGTGCTTCATTTTAGTGATTGTTCATTATATCTATTAAACTGTTAGCTGTTCCGTTATTAAAAGAATAGCTTGAGTTTGCTAATCCAATTGTACTATAATTAGTACCTGATGAATGATCAAACATAATTCCGCCGTCTGATGAATTATATTCATCTAATACAAACATTAATTCGTAAATTTCTTGAAACATTTTATCTTTAACATTTGAGTCAATTCCACCGCCACATGTAACTGCGATTAAAAATGTTCTTCTACCTCCTGGATTAAAGTTTGCTCTACCTTCGATTTCTCCACCAACGGTTGATCTCATTGTTCCTGACCATCCACCTGCAGCACCAACAGAAGATTGAGCTACTTCATATTTCTTATATTTCTTAATTACTTTAGAAATAGCTTCTGCAAGTTTTACAGCATTTCTTCCTTGAAATATATCGTAAGAATCTTTTGCAGTATCACCTTGTACCCTTAATGGTTCTTTATAACTTGGTAATTTGCCTGATTTTAAAATAGATTCAACGTCGTTTAAAACTCTGCTATATGAATCTCCCCATTTTTCTACTGCTATTTTGGCAATTCTAAGTTTGTCTTCTAGTTTAACTTTAATTCCTTTTTTATTAAAAGAAATTGATTCATTTAAAAAAGATTCAAGTAATTTAATATGTTTCATTTTTATAAATGTTTTTTTGATTACCAAGCGTAATCGAAAGATTCAATTTTATTAACCCCATCTTTGATGCGTTTTGCATAGTTTTTAACTTCTCTTTGGTACCATGATTCAGATGAACCAAATCTTTTTTCAGATTCTGCATCTTGTTGAACATAATCGCAATATCTAGAATAATCATCTAAAATACTTGACATGTGGTTAGAAGCATCCTTCATTTTTACGTGGTTACCTTTTCTGTTAGTTCCAATGGAGATTTCTCCGTATTTGGTCTTTTCACCTTTAGATAAACCATCTTTAATTTGTTGAGTTAATGTGTCAATAGCATCTGCGACCATTTTATCTAATGGTAATGCAGCAGCTTTAGTTGATAATATCTGTTCGTATCTTGTCTTGTTTTCTTGTTTAAAATCAGCATGTGATTTGAATGCAACAGCTCCTGATTTTGCAGCGTGTCTATCATTTCTTTTGTTTACAGTTGAATACTTTTGTTGTAATAAATCAACATTAATAACAATAGCTCTATCTGCAACTTCAGCAATTCTTTTTACATTGTAAAGTCCAGTTGCATCCCATCCTTTGTATTTTTTACCAATACCAATAGAGTCAGTTGGATTATTATCCACCATTTTAAGGTTTCTATCATTGTTTTTTCTACTACTATATCTACTAGATGATGACCAAACTTGATCATAGAATTTATTACCACCAGAAGTAACAGCTAATAAATAACCTCCACCTGGAATAACTTTATTGCCTTGATATGCATCATAAGGTGCATGTGGATTTTCTTTTTCATTATCTGAGATATAAAAAACAATAGTGTTTGTTTGTTTTGCCTTATACGCTGTTTGTGGATCGGTACTGATAATGTCTTCATCTTGTACTTTATCCATAGCGACTTTAGTAGAACCGTAAAATGCTTTAGCTAAATTTTTATCTAGTTTGCCATTAGTTCCCATAAATAATTGAGCAAGTCTCTGTGAACCAAATGCTTCAGTAACTAATTCGTTAGATAATGAATTTACGAATTCACTAAAGCTTTCATAAATAAATATTGTTTTGTTTTTTGGTGTTTCCATTTTTATATTTGATGTATTTTCTTTTACTAATTTTGGATTTTTATTCAAAAGCTCTTCCATGTCTATTTCAGTTAATGACATAAAACTATTTTCTCCATACTTTTTAGATAATTTATCTGCTTTTTTAATATCTATCACTCTAGCTAAATCATCGTAATCTAAAGTTGCTACTCCAAATTCTCCAAACATTTCTTCTGCCATTGCATTTGCAATTTTAAAAGGAGTTGCCTTTTCATTAAGTGTAACTTCTGTTGATGGAGTAATTGATTTTAAGATTCTCATACCTGTTTTAGTAAGAGAGATACCATCTTCGCTTACATTAAAATATGGTGTGTTTCTTCTTAACCATCTTGTAGAATCAGTTGTCATTTCCTTAACAATACTTTTAAATTCTTCTTGGGAAATTTTACCATCTTTAATAGCTTCTAATACTTTATTTCTAATTTTAGCTGCTTTACCAACAGTTCTTGCAGGATGGTTTTCAGTATATTTTCTCTTAACTGTGATGTTTCTTTCTTCTAATGGTTCTTCGTTAATATCCATGTGATAATATTATTGTTTTTTATTATATATTCTTGATAAATTGATCGAATGTTAATGTTGCTGTTTCAGCCTCTTCTAAAACCCCCATAGAATCTTCCAGTTTAGATTTTAATTCATTATACATATCATGTACTGGCTTAGGTGTTAGCTTCTTAAATAGCTTCTCATCGCCATCTAGCATTGCGTTTCTTACTTGTGTTGCTGATATATTCTTACCAGTTCTTGGTATTTCATAAAGTCCAAAATCAGTTCTAACACCAAGATCTTCTCTATATTCTGGTTTATCTACTTGAAATCCATAAGTTTTCATTCTATCGCTTCCGGTTCCCCATAATACTGGTTCATATTTTGGCCTCATTGCATTAAACATAGTGTCAATACCACCTGTTGGAATTACGAAAACTTCTTCAATTGGATATTTAGATTTTAATCTATTGATCATTTCAACTTGAGTTTCCTCATCATAAGGTCTCTTAAATGCATCTTCTTTTTTCTTGTTCTTGGCTTTTACTAATAAGATTACAACCGGGTGGCCATTTTGCTTATGAATAGTTTCAACTACTTTAGCATGACCCAATGTAAAGGGCTGGAATCTACCAACAAACATATTTACTAATTTCTTACCGTGTTCTGGATAATCTACCTTTAACGCTTCTAAAACAGGAGATTCATTATATTGCAATTTTTGATTTAACAAATATGATTTAAAATTAAGAACATCATTTTCATTTGTTTTTGCCATTACTATTGCATCTATACTATCAACTATTTCATTGATCTGTGACATTAAATCTTTATTAATAATATCTGTTTCTTTGTTTCTCTTTTTTCTAAAACTACCTAAAGCTATTTTATACAATTCTGATAAAACTTCATTTTGTATTAATGATAGTGTTTTTTCATTTGTGATAAATGCTGGATTTAATTTAAAACCTTTGTTTTCTGAAAAATCTGCAGAATTAAAGCTAGCTCCTACATATTTAGAAGCATTCTTTTCAATGTATGCATTGAAGATGTGTGAAATTAATTCAATATATCTTTCTGCTGAATCTTCTGATTCTAAAGAAATTTCTTCAAGATTAAACTCTGTAATATACTCTACTAAATCTAATATAGCGATCTGATACATGTCAGATGGCTCTCTTTTTTGAATATCCTTTCTGTCAAATCTTTCAAGTTTAAAACTTTTTGGATTTTTACCTTCATAGAAGTTTACTATTAAACCGTCTATGTCATTATCTAAATTAGAATTTAAAGTTGGATTATTAAGACCTATGTTGAATATATTAAATATGGCTCTTGTAAAAGATTGATCTTTGAATTTGATTTTAAAATCAGAATCAGAAAGTTCTAGTAATCTAATTAAGTCATCTTTTTGATTTGATTGTAAAACTCCTTGAAATATAACAGGTGGTTTTTGTACCCCTAATAATTCTGCCCACTTATTTAAGATCTGTGGATCTCTAATAACTTTTTTAATTTGTGTAGGGTTTTTAGGATTTAATATTTGTATGTGTGTTAGTATTAGATGGTTTTTAGGAAGACTTTCGTATTCGATATCTACTGTTTTGTTGTCTATCATGTAGTCAAATCCGAATTTCCAATCATGTGGCATATCTTCTTTTACATCTTTAGGAATAGCCTTAAAGTAATTAATACCATTTTCATAGTATCTTACCATAGTTCTATCTACTTTATCCATTTTATGTTTAGAACCGCTTTTAAAATATTCATAACCGGTACTAGTACTTTTAACATGAAACGAAGATGCTTGTATTTTTTCAGATACAACACATGTTAATTTCAACATTGAATTAAAGTCATTAATGTTAGTTGATTGAAAATATTTTCTTAAATTTTGTAATGCCATTATCTTCCGTATTTTATGATACCCATTAATTGATTAATGGCTGCAAATGTACCTGTTAATTTCATTGTTTTTCCTTTGTACACAAAAACTATTCCTTCAGTTGGTATAATAGATTCTATTCCTCCAATTCTATCTAATCTGGCAAGTTCAGCTTCTACTTTTGCAATTTGAGCTTCACCTCCTGTTTTTATAATAGCTTCAGCTTCTGTTCTTATTTGATTATGTAATCTTTGCATTTCCTTGTCTGGATTTGCTGCTACAAAATTAGAAGCATTTTTAAGAATTATAGATCCTAGTTCTAAGAATAAATCTTCAAACGGTCTAATGTTTTCTTTATATTTCTTTTTAACATCTTCTTTATCAAATTTCTTAATAAGAGATGCTTTATCTTTACCTAACGATTTATCTAAAGATCTCATGTTTAAAGTCTTCTTATCACCATAAGCCCATCTTAATAATAAACCTTCTTTATAATCTTGTTCTGTATCTGGAAAGTTTCTATCTATAGTTTCTCTCCACCACATTTCGTGATATCTTGAAACCGAATCAGCATCTAATAAACCATAACGATCTCTCAGTGCTTCGATCTTTTTGATGAATTTATTTTTATTTTCTTCAAAATTAAGATCTTTACCCAGTTTTAAAACCTGAGGCGGGATTATTGTAAATGTTTTTTGAACATCAGCATCTACTTCTTTTAAAGCTTTAACTAATTCTCCTGCAATTTTTCTACTGCCTGTTATATTACCGTTACCATCAGTTTCTTGAATGTCATGGAATTGAAGAACATCTCTTTCGTAATAAATTACATTTGGATTTTTAGAATAGATTAATTCTATATTTACGAAATCCTTACCATTATTAAACACAGACTGATCTTTAATTTTTGGTAGAGCATCTGCTAAATCAGTTGCAGCAAAAATATATGTTTCTTCTACTAATTTAGAAGCGTGGTCTGTGAACATTTTAATAATTCCTTGTAAATCTACTGGGCTAATTAATTGACCCTTGTTTCTTGAAAACATTGCCACTCCATCCTTTACAGTTGCAAGAAGATTTTGGCCATCTGTTTTTTCAGTTGCAACTTCTTCAAAGTTTAATTCTCCTTGAAGACCAGCTTCAACAATTTTTTTAAAGTCACCGAATGTTAAATCTTTTTCATCAAATGGATGTGACATATGGCCCGCTGCTCCACCTTCTAAAATAAGGGACTCAGTTGTATTAGTAAATACACTCTCAGTTATAAATTCATTGAAATTAGTAAAGATCTTCATAAGGTATTTATCTTATTTTATTATTGTCCTAACGAGCTAGTTAACATACCAACTGCAGTACCATAATCTCCATCTGCTTTAGATAAAATACCGTCTATAACTTTTTTAGATTTAGCTTCGTCAAAATCTTCTCCAAATGCTTTTTGTAAAACAGTTACCGCATATTCTTCAAATTCTTCATCTGAATTAACTTCAGCTTCAGTAACTACTGATTCATTATATAAGTGAACATAGTTACTGTTTTTTTCAGAATAAATTGACTTGATTTCAAATTCTTTTTGTCCTTTGGTATAATATGCTTTAAAGAATAAATTTTCATCA